CCATGGATTAATATCCATGATTCTCTTCATATTTGTGATTGTGTATCGTTTAACCGCGATACCCGGCAATTACGTTTATTTACTGCAATTAATTTTGCTCTCTTTACTGTTCATTCAGTGTATTTTTCGAGAATACTTTTTAGGGGGCAACCCCTACAAATATTTTCTTGGAATTTATATAGAGACCTTTCAGTTAGCTAACGCTACCTGTTTGATTATATTGTATTAAATTTATTATTTGGTCACCACTCCGGAACTTAAAATAACTTCCGAAAGTGTAGTGGCGTCATTAGAATCAAGTTGTGACCACTTGATTTCCATTATATGACCCTACAACCCAGAGAGCTCACTCTGCAAAAAAGCAACCTATCCTGTGCATCAAAGTTAGAAATGTATTGATACCATTTCCTTATCTTTTTTGTGCATTAGTTTTAATTAATTATTGACTATCCTATATGAATCTGTTGATTCGTGTAATCGTTATTTTAGTTACGAAAAATCCCACTTTATTATATAAAAAATTTAACAATAATAAACTTCACCCGCAGAAGGGTTGAACGAAGTTTTAGTTTTATAAATTATTTTGAAGAATAATTGGTTTTCGTGCTATTATTTTATCCGACGTACAGGACGACTTTGCACTCAATATAACATATGCTAAGTAAGTTTATCTATCGACAACCTGAGATAGAAGGTCTGGCCACCTAATTTTACCTTACCTCTCGCATGTGTTTGAGACAACATTTTAGATGATTATTATTGACATCTTTAACCAAATTACTACTATAGTATCCAATTAGCCCGTTGCGGTTAGTATCAAATTCCCACCTCAATTATGACAAGTTACTTTTACGAGGAATCAAAATTAAATGTGCCCCAGGGAATCTCGCTTACACTTTTTGTGTTTGTTTGTAGTCTAGCGTTGGCGGACGCTACAAAATCCGTCACCCAGAATGAAGTTATTATCATTTCGCTTTATTTAAGCGTTTTATTCATTCTTTCACCCTTTCTTTTTATGTACCATTTTCATATTCTTACTTCTCAATCAGAGAAATCGGATCGCAGAATGGACTATTTTAACAAAAAGAAAAATGCCAATAAGGCAAAAACGCGCAGGGCACTCGCGCAAATCGCAAAACAAATGCGAGCAGAAGAATTACGAATGAAAAAGAAGCAGGCCAGTAAGGAGATTTACACATCTCAAGCTTCTAAACAAGATTTTTTCAACATATCCGCTGATTTTTCAGATTATTTTATGGATGTGCTTGGTCCAATTTGGTTTCATTTTCGCGATTTTACTGAAAAATTCGAATTGGATTTTTCTTCATTGTCTCCATTATCTAATTTTCCCGCTTTTATAGCGGAAAATTGGGATTCCATTAGGAATTGTGAACTTTTTGAGGAAATTACCAACCTCGTGCAATTAGCTATATCTTTGGGCTGGATTAAAAAGATAAATGCTACTGTAAAGGGGATTCCGATTTTTGTTTCTGAGCCTTTGCGTAGGTCAGTCTCAATATGGGATTTCATGGAAGCTGCAGGTTGCTTCTGCAAATTAGTACTTTCGATTGGAATGAAAGTGCTTACCACGGGAGAAATTTCCCATTGTTGGACAAGTGAAGCCAAAAATGAGTATGACAATGAATTTACATTTCTGAAGTCACAGAAAGTTTTAATTGAACTCGGTCGTAAGGCTGATGTTGATGAAATTACCTATGATCGTAGATTATGTGAATGCATTGCCGCAACTCTCTCTCTATTGAATACTTGTAAACAGACTGAACGAGCTTATTATTCTTCTCGTTTGGCTATTTTGCGCGATATTTTATCAGCTCGAACTTTGATGAAAAAAGACAGTATTCGCGAAAAACCTCTAGGTATGCTTCTTGTAGGCGAATCTGGAGTTGGAAAATCTGCTATTGTTAATTCTCTTGTGTATTATGTGTTAGAGTGCAATGGCAAAGATTCTAGTCCTAGAGCCACCATTACGCTCAATCAGGAGGATGCTTTCCAATCGGAATTTATGACACATCATCGTGGTGTTATCTTCGATGACATTTGCAATACTTCTTTAGATCGTACTACTGGTTCACCTGCTACTCCCATTATTATGTTTTTGAATAATGTGCCGATGTCGGCACTTAATCCAAATGCGGAAATGAAAGGAAAAGTAATGATTGAACCTGATTTTGTTGCTGGAACTACCAATGTCAAAGATCTCTTGTCTAATCAATTATCAAATGAACCTTTATCTATTAATAGGCGCTTTGAATTGACCATTACTCAAGAAGTCAAGGATCAATACAAGAAAGAAGGAACTGAAATGCTTGATAGGAATAAGATTGGGCATATGTCTGAGGATGCATTTCCTGATTATGCTCTTTTCACTGTTGAAGAACCAAGTTACTCCAAGGATTACACCAAGGATTCAGCTAAGTCAGGACGCAAGAAGAAAATTGTATTCAAACCTATTATGTATCAAGGTAAACCCTTAGTTCAGGTTGAGATTCACACTCTTTTGGCATTCTTACGTGATTATTCGGCGGAATATTATGCAAGTCAAAAGAAGTTTGTAGATGGACAACGAAATCTCAGAAACAAGGAATTATGTGAACATAAATTGCCACCACATATGTGTGAACATTGCAAACCCTTATCTAAGGATCCATTGGAATCACAAGTTGGTTTTGAATATTATTTAGAAGTTGTTTCCTTCTTCAAAGAATTTGAAGTTGATTTTTGTAGGTGGTTATCATTTACCATTGATCGCATTTTGAGATCTCAATATGGCAATGCCATTATCGCTTATTTTCATACACAATTGATTATGGAAGTGATATTTTATTTAATGCCGTATTACCTTTCGGGTGTTTTTGGAGGATATTTTGTCCTTCATTTTGTTCATTTGATCAAATCGTATTTTGGATATTTTATTTTTCCGCTTATTGATGAAATTATGTGGACTTTTGTTTGTACTATTGTTATGTGCTATTATGTGCACGCAATGTTAGACGAGGCTCGACAAGAAATTATTAAAGAGTGGTCTCGAGTAACATTACCTTCGGTTTGGTTTAAAACAATTCCTTGGAAAACTAAAGCAAGAGTGTTATTTTTGCTCGGTTCTTTGGGTATTTGGAAATTGCTTGTCATTTTAGTTAGGAAATACAATGCCTTGCCATCAAAGCAATCAGCTCCCTATATTGCTATGCCCAAATCGGATATGAAGGATTATCAAAAAGAAACAGAATTTTGGGATACTAGAGCTGCTGAATCTAAATATAAGTTTGGAAATGCGGGAGTTTCAGAAAAAAGTAAAACAATTTCACACTCTGTATTTAACCAAATGTTGGGTAAACGCATGCTTGATGTTGTCAAGGATGATTCAAATCATTGTAATGCCATACCATTGAAGAGTAATGTTCTTTTAATACCTAATCATTTTATTGGGAAAACTACTGAGTTTGTTACAATATTAAAAGTTGGAGGACATACTTTTAAAAACGTGCCATTGGATCGTACTTGTACATATCACATTCCAGGTACTGATTTGGCCGTGTGGTATGCACCTAGTGCAGGATTGCATAAAGATATTACTGATTATTACCCTAAGGAAATTTATGATGGGAAACATCTTGATGTTTATACATTGTATAATAAATCTGGGGAATTAGTTCAGTATCCTAGTATGACTGCTCGTAAGGAACGCGTTTTTACCACTGAAGGTGGAACGTTCCAGGGTTATCGATATACATTCCCTCGTGAAACTTTCGGAGGATTGTGTATGGGTACACTAATAGGGGAAGCTCAAGGGGTACCTTTTATTGCTGGACACCATCTCGCTGGTGTTGGGCACAAAGGTGCAGCTGGTTTCGTGACCCGTGCGACCATTATGGATGCGATTGGAAAACTTAGTGCGCTGCCATGTGTGCTTGTATCTCATTCTGCTACTCCTATGAAAACTGAGGTTCTTGGTGTTAATTTTGGTCCTTTGACTGCCCCACATGATAAATGTGTTGTACGTGATTTGCCCATTGACGCTAAGATTCGCGTTCACGGATCGCATAACTTACCTCTTTCTTCACCTAAGTCTTCTGTGATTGTTTCTCAGATTTCCAAAGCTGTTACTTCAGTGATGGGCATCGAGAGACTTCATGGTGCACCCAAGGATATGGGTGCTGTCAGGCACAAGGAAGCTGACATTGCAGGAAAAGTTGATACTGCATGTCGCTTTGATGGGGCTCTAGTTCAAAAGGCTTTTGTGGATTATTCTTGCCAATTGGACAAAATCCCAAAAACTGAATTAGCTAAAGTCGGAAAAATATCGGATGATATTAATTTGGCAGGAGCTGATGGAGTTTTGGGATTAAACGCAATGAATTTTGCGACATCGATTGGGTTCCCTTTAAAAGGACCTAAAACTAAGTATGTTACAAAAAGTGATCGCGTTGTTGAAGGTATCACATGTGTGAGAGATATGGATCCTTTAATCATGGAAGAAGTTGCCCGCTTGGAAGCGGAACTCCTCGCTGGGAGGAGCATCAATACAGTTTTTAAGGCTGCATTGAAGGATGAACCTGGTAAGCTATCAAAAGACAAACAACGTGTCTTTGCAGCTGCCAATACAGCATTTGTTATTTTAGTGAGAAGATATTTCTTGACTATTGCTGCTTTGGTTCAACGAAACAAAGAAATCACTGAATGTGCAGTTGGTACTGTGGTTCAGTCTCCGGAGTGGACGGAGTTGTATAATCACATTGGTAAAAACGGTTGGGACCGTGCCATTGCTGGAGATTATGCAAAATTTGATGGAAGAATGAGTGTTCAATTTATGTTGATGTCATTTAAACTTATGATTAAGATTGCTGAAAAGTCCGAAAAATATGATGTTGATGATATTACTATCATGACTGGTATTGCTTCAGAAATTTCTTATCCCACATATGACTATTTTGGGACTATTGTTCAATTCTTCGGGTCTAATCCATCTGGCCATCCTATGACCGTTGTCGTCAATAGTTTAGTGAATTCTTTATATATGAGATACACTTACTACGCAATTGCTAAGGATAAAGGATGGTGGAGAACTCCGTTATTCTCCGATGTTGTTGCTCTCATGACTTATGGTGACGATAATATCATGACAGTAGCAAAAGGGTATGATGATTTTAATCACACCGCAATTGCAGCAGAGTTTTTGAAAGTTGGGATTACTTATACAATGGCTGACAAAGATGCTGAATCAGTGCCTTTTGTTCATTTAAGTGAAGCTTCCTTTTTAAAGCATTTTGCTGTTTGGGACGACGATCTTGAACTTTATCGTTCTCCCGTAGAGGATGGCTCTATTGCAAAGATGCTTCATACACATATCCAATCAAAGGTATTGTCTGTGGAACAATCTAGCGCTGAAGCCATCCAAAATGTTGCCCTCAAATATTTTGAATTTGGGCGCGACGTGTACGCAAAGCGAGTTGAAGAGTTGCAACAAGTAGCTCTTGAAGCTGGTATTCAATCATATGTGACTCCAATTCCCACGTATGATGAGCGTATGCTTTGGTACAAAAACAAGTTTGAGCTTTAGAGCTCAGACGCAGCCCGTTACTGGGGCTTTATACCGGTAATCAGTGTTTCTCTATGCTGTTAAAACGAAAAAGAGATATATATGTGATAATAACGCACTTTGTCTAAGGATCTGAATTTCCTTTAATTAGTGGACAGGTGCATATGTAGGGTATAAGGTGATGCTATTTAGCATCGGAGTGGCCCGCTCCAAGAAAATAGCACTGGTATGTTGGCTTAATGACGCTCGCATATTATAAC